TGTCCCAGCCGCATTAGGAATAGTAATAACCCTGTCTGCGGTAGGATCTGTAACTGTTAACGTAATTTCGTATCCGTTACCAGTTGTTGCCCCAGTAAGAAGTATTGGGCTAGCGCCTTGATAAGTGACTGGCCCAGTAAAAGTGCCGCCAGCCAAAGGCATCTTAGTAACATCGGTAGGAGCCGCAATCCAAGCTAAACCTGTAGTGGTAGAACTGTCTGCGCTTAATACCTGCCCATTAGTGCCAACACCTTGACGAGTAACAACATCATTAGCAGAAGCAACAAGAACATCGCCTTTACTGTTAACAATGTCTCTAGCCACCATGCCAGGAGAAGTATTTACATACGTCTCAACAGCAGTAAAGTTAGCATTCATATCTCCAGCAACAATAGTTTGACCAGAAACAAAATCGTTAGGGATGCTTAAAGTCATTTAACGCAACCTTCTCGGTGTATATGTGAAAGCTAAAGCATTAATTTCCCAATGCAAATTAACACTCGTAGGTCCATCAATCCTCATACTAACACTCCTACCTGTCCCAAGTGTGGGCAAGTTTTTTACTTCAGCAGTAACATCTCGCCCAATCGCATCCCACTTAGCTATCGTAGCCCCCGCCGTTTCATTCCATTCTGCCGTACCCCAACGAGAAGCAGAAGTCTTACCAGAAACTAAAATAGGAAACTCAACAGAAGCAGTTGATTTATCATAATCTTTAAAAACATCTACATTCAAAGTTAAATCTTCCTCAGCCGAAACAACAGCACGAGGACGACCCCAACGTTTCTTAACAATAGGGTCATTACCCGTAACCCAACGAGTAACAAAATAAGAAGTAATATGAGTCAACACATTAGACGTATACCTATCAGCATCACGCTTCTGCTCATCCTCAACATCAACAACGCAACCTTTAGGAACTACACCAGTCTTTTCAACACAACCAGCAAAAACTGTAAAACTTTTATTAGGTGGCCGAAAAGAAAACAAAGAAGCAGCATTAATATCAGTCATAGTCCAAGCGCCTTCAGCGCCCAAAGTTGGATCATAAATTAAAGTTCTTCTACTAGAAAACCCAGCATCCTGATAATCAACAGAAACATACAACTTGTTATTTCCAAAAGCTAACTGAGGGTTCCTATCAAACTTAATATTTTCGTTATCAATAGCAGGTCTTATTTTACTAAACAACCAAGTAAAAGTATTTCCGTTATAAACATAAACACCTTCTGACCCATACCAAAAAAAAGTGCCATAAGGCGTATTAACAGGACTTGATAAAGGAACTGAACCAATATCGTTACTTAAAGTAACAACCTGAAAAGAATCAGAATCAAAACCATAAATAGCGTAAACACTATTAGTTTTAAAAACAAGAAGACGATCACCTGCGGGAACTAAAGCGGTGATGTAATCTCCGTGTTCTCCTTTGTCTATATCTACATAATCTTCTGCTGACCAAGTTTCTGGATCGTTTATATTCGACCATCGAAGACGATACTGATAACCTGTTCCGCTTTCGTATGTGTTTGCTACCCATGCAAAGTTATTCCAAAAAGCTATGTATTGCGCTTGCGGCATATTACCAGAAGCACCAAAGTTTCCACCAAGATCAGCGCCAGTAGTACCATTCCATCTAAAAGAAGGTTTGTCATAGCTAACCCCGTAAGCAACATTGTTCATGGTCATTCCATAAACACGACAACCATCAGTTCTATCAGTAATACCAGGAACGTCAACAAATTCATTAACAATTGAATACGCAACTTTAGTACCGTAATTAACCATCAATTGGTTAGTTCCAGTATCTGTATGAAACCCCCACATGCCTTCAACATCTTCAGCTAAAGGAGTCGTGTTTCTTCTATCAACACCATCTCTCATACGAATACCGCCACGAGGGTCAACCGTAACGTTTAACAAATCAGGAGATTCATTATCTTGTAAATTAAACTGATCACTTCTTAAATTTAATCCACCAGAAAATGATTCTAAAACTTCAAGAGAAAACTGTCGATTAGTAGCCATAAACTATCACCATCTAAGACCACCAGTATTAGCAAATCTTAAACCACCAAGCCCAGCCGCAAATCTATTAGATGCTCTGCTATTAGCAACCATTGGTTGCGGCGCAGGAGCATCAGCAAAACGACGAGCAACATTATCAAGCTCAATCTGAAACTGTGCTTGATACTGATTAGCCATAACAGGATCTTCCTGCTGCATATAAGCTCTAGCAGTAGTATAAGTAGTTAAAATAGGATGAAACGCAGTAGGCAAATCAGGAGTTGACGAAGTACTACTCCCAAGACCAAAAGCTGTAGGATTTCTCACTGCACGCACATACATTACTTGAACTACATCAGGAGTCGAATACAAACGAACACTATCGTCCCAATAACTCCACTCCCAAGGATCACCAGAAGTAGCTACATCTAAAGGATTATTCCAATCCCCATCATCACGACCAATATATCTTAATACGTGATCATCACTTCTTATAGAAACAATTTCTCTAATGCCTTGGGCTATCGCATCAGGTGCCGCTGCAATAGCTGTAAGCGAGTAATCTTTTTGGCTTGCAATAGTATTAAAAGTTGTTGAAACTTCGTAAAAAGGCCAACGTTTTTCACTGTAAACAATTGTGTCAAAACCTTGACCAATAATAATGTCCATTGTCGTGTCGTCAATATCGCTTGTATCAATATCGACAACACTTCTTACTTGAGTCCTAATTTGAGCTAAAGTTAATGCTGAAAATGTCATAACTCATCCTGTTTACTTGTATGCAGACGACAGAAATCAGTATCGCTTACAGGCGTAATCTTACAAAGAGTGCCTTTACCTGTAGTAGCTAAACAAACACTTCCCCAGCTTTGAACAGGTTCAACTATTTCTTCTTCCCATTGAGAAACACCAGCAACCATACGTGCTCCAGGTGTTTCACCTGGAGCGTAATGCGATGGACGCACACCTCTAGAATTTGCAACTTCTGCATTTCTGCTGTATCCGATAGCGTGCTGTCTTTGCATAATTTCTCCAAATAATGGTGGGGGATGTTTCCATCCCCCACCTATCTATTTAACTGGACTTAAGCAATGTTATGCAAACGTCCTTGACGTGCTCGGTTAGAGCAAGTTAGCTGCCCATAACAAAGTATTTGAGCATAACGAGCATCTTGATTTGTAGGACGCACAAACGGAGTTGGTTGGAACCAAGTCTCAGTGTGGGCTACAAGTCGTAGATACTTTGTGTTAAGGAAGTAAAATGCTTTAGCTTCGCAGTTGTCATCAAAAGTTACTGGAGCACCCTTAAACAACAAGTTTTGGAAACCAGCGTCAGCAACATCTGCACTTGTGTAGCGCAACTGTGGCTGAAGCAATGCTTCATACTTTTCATAACGTGCTTGATCACCAAATATGATTGTCGGCTGGTCGTTACCTTCCGAAATCGTATTGTACATACTGCTCATTGCAAGAAGCGTTAACGCAGCGTTGCCATGATTAGTTTGCGTTGGTTGCCACCAAGCATTACCAGCACCACCAGGGTTAATACCACCCAATGTGCCACCAGCAACAACTTGCTGTATACCACTAAAGTCTTTGCCGCCGTTACCAGCGCCATCAGCCCACAACATAGTGTTCATGTTGTCAATAATGGTTTGTTCGGTCTGCATAATCTTGCCTTCAAGAAGGTCAATGATTTGTGCTTCACCGTTGTTTTTTGCTTCTTCAATACCCGTAATGGTTACTGTTGCTGCATACTGTTTCCAGTCATACTCAGCGGCAGTAATGCCTTCTTGGGCAGTAATAGCAATAGTATCAGCACCGCTGTATGAACCAGCAGTAGTGTTTTTCCCGTAAATAATAGGGACAACGATCTTTGCGCCGCCACTTACACGCCTAATGGTCTGACCATTGGTAAGCGCATAAAACAGTGGACGAGCAGCAAAAACGTTATCAGCTAATTTAGGGACATAATTTTTGAGTGTTGTACTCAGAATTGCGTCAAAATCGGCGTTTCCAGCCATATTAACTCCTAATTAAGTGAAATTTGATTGTCTTGCTTGTTCGTATGCTTCACGAATTGAACTAACAGCAGAAACAGCTTTCCCAACAGAATCAGATGAAGAACCTGGATTTGCATCCACTACGTTAGCTGCACGCTTATTTTCCATAATTTTAGATTCTTGAGTTTCTGCCGTCGCAGCCTTAGCAACATTCTCATAGTTCATATGAGCATAAGCTGCTTCAAGATTTCCAATATTATGTTTCAAAGCATGAGCATAAAGCTCAGAATCTGAAATATCTGTAGAATACTTTTCTCTAATGTTGCCCATTTCTTTCTGCAAATTGTCTTGTCTTACACGAGAATTTTGTTCTTCAATGGCAGATTCAATTCGGCGCAAGCGACTTTCGTCTGGGTCCATATCATCATATTCTTCTTCGACATGAGTATTTTGGTTGCCCACACCAACCCCAAAAGCATCTCCTAAAGCAGAGATAGCTCCTTGTGGATCAGTTTCTAATGCTTGCACTATTGTTTCCGCTTGAGACAGTCTTTCACGCTCTCGGGCCAACTCTTGCGTCTTACGTGTGTAATCTGCTTGTCGTTGGTACCCACTTTGAAGCTCTTGCAAACTAACTTGCTGTTCAACTCCATCAACTTTGATGGTGTACGCTTCAGATGAAACATCAGGATTACTGGGAGCCAGTTCCGTAGCTTCGGTCATTTGGAATCCTACTTTCGGTTATTCCTTATTGATAAGGGACTGTTGTCCCATTACATATTAGGCAACTCCAAACCCATTTGGTTTTGCAATTGTGCTAATAATTCTGGAGGCACCCCACCCGTTGCCTCAAAAACTTGTTCTGGTATAGGTCCAGGACCCATACCGCCAGTCATTGGGGGAGGAGGCATACCGCCTCCATCCCCCCCAGGTCCAGCCTCTTGTTCAGGAGCCATTGCATCT